TCGACCAACGCGCGCTTGACCCGCCGCGCCGCGCGGTCGCCGATCCGCTCCACCGCGTCCCGCCACTCACCGGCGTCGCCTGACCACCCGAGGTCCAGCGGCGGGAAGTATCCGATCGAGGTCATGGCCACCGCTAGATCCCACCGGGTCGCCCAGGTGAACGCCTGCTGGGCGGAGACCAGGCCAAGCTGATCATCCACCTGGGCGACCATCCAGCCCGTGTCCCGGATCATGTGACTGACGGCGGCCGGCGACCGCCCGGGGCTTGGGAAGTGCTCCAGGACAGTGGCGTTCCCCAGGGCGAAGAACTCAGGCTCCGGCGGGTGGGTGGCGGCATACGGCGCCTCCGCCGTACCCGCCACCGCCGTGCCGTGGAAGACGGTCATCCACCCCGCGCTGTCGATCACCACTGTGGCATCATCCCGGCCGCCGTACTCGACAACGGCCGGGCGCCACCACGCGAGCTTGTCGGCTCGACCCGAAGCGTCAGTGCCCGCACCCCACGTGATCAGCTTGGCGCGCTCCTCGGCCGGCACTCGGTACATGGTGACCTCCGTTTTGATGATGTTGCCGAGGATGTTACCCGCCGTCCACGGGGGACGGAGCCCGCTCGTACGCGGTGATCCGCGCTTCGGCCGCCCGGTACGCCTCACCGAGCTTCTCCAGTGCGGCGGCCGTCCGCGACGACTCCTTCCGAAACGCCTCGGTGAGCTGCTGGAGGGACGAATCGAGCGCCAGGATGGCGTGGGCCACTGCGATGGTCGCCGTAGCCGCCGCGTGGTCGGGGCTGGCCTCCTCCTTGGTCTCCCGGTAGAACCCGCCGCCCTGCTCGTCCTCGGCATCACGCAGCGCGGCCAGGGCCTCGCGCCGCTGCGAGCTGGTCACGAGTTCACCTGCTCGTGCCAGCCGCGGGTGAAGATCCGCGCGAGCTTGAGCCGGACGGCCTCGTCCAGGTCGATCTCCAGCTCCTTGGCGACCCGGGGGCAGATGTCGACCACCGCCATGAGCGCCATCCGGAGCGCGCGCCGGCCGACCCGGAGAACGCGGCGGCTGCCGATGATCTCGGAGCCCTCGCGCCAGCAGTCGACCACCCGGGCGACCGCGTAGAACAGGGAGAGCGGCGTCTCGCCATTGGAGACGACGCGCCCCCACTCCAGGTTGAGGCTCAGCTCCTCGGCCGTCACGCGGGCGGTGATCAGCACGTCGGCCAGCTCCTCGGCCAGCTCCTCGAACGTGCCGGACCGGCGAGCCTTGCCGACATGCCGGCGGTATGCACCGACGAACTCGCCCGCCTCCTCGGCCAGGGCCAGGATCTGACGCTCGCCCCCATCGAACGGGAACCCGTTGGTGTGCAAGGCCTCCACGAGTCGGGGGATGGCGTCGTCCAGGGTCTTCACTTCCGTCATGATCAATTCCTTCTGTGGATGCGCCCCGCCTCCAGGTGAAGACACCGGGGGCGGGGCGCGCTTGGGCGGGTCAGGGTCGCAGGTACAGGGTCAGGGCGCTCTCCGCATCCTCGTGGTCGGTCCAGTTGCTGCTCACACGGCGACCGGTGGCGGTCTCCACCACGTCGATGCCGCCGTGTCCGTTGTCCCGGAGCACGTGCGATGGCACGCTGTCTGCGGCGGGGAGGATCGTGGTCATAACGCGAGAGTACACCCCCGATCGCGGGGGGCACAAGGGTCCTCACGAGCAACGTGGACACAGGTCCACCTTGCGACCGTCGCGCTGCTGACGCGTCCAACCCGCCAACGACGCGATGCGACGCGTCTCGGTGACCGGCGACCGGTGTTGAGTGTTGGTGATCTCGCCGTACCACTGCCCGCACACGTCGCCGTCACAGAACACGGAGTACGACCTGACGATGGTCACCGGGCCACGTCCCGGGTCGAGTACGCCTTGCCCTGTCGGCCCCAGTCCTCCTTCTTCGGGCACGTTTTGAAGTGCCGCTCATAGGTCGGCTTCCCGCTGGCCCGGTAGCCGGCCACCTGGCCGCGGGCGAGCTTCCCCGTGCGTACGCACCCGCGCGGGTGATCCCTGCTCGGCGCCTCGTTGTACAGCGTGTAGAGCCCCACCGTCAGGTCCGGCTCGTAATTGAGCGGCATCGGCTTGGGGTTGAGGCCCGCCGCGGACCGCGCGTTGGGGCTCGGCACCGGGTATGCCCAGATGATCTTTTCGAGGCAGTGCTTGCACCGGGCAATGCCGTCGTCGGCTTCGGTCTTGCGCCGCGCCGGCCGCCGGAATGGCTTCTGTCCGCCCACGAACTCCATCAGCCCTCACCCGCTCCCAGGAGTAGCCGGCCGCTGTCCTCCAGGTACTGCTCAGACACCGAGCGGCCGTCGTCGGTGCGCATGTAGGGCAGCATCACCACGTCCAAGGTGACCATCTCCGTCTGGATGATCGCGAGCTGAGCCTCCACCCAGCTCTTGAGGATGCGCCACGCCACCCGCCGCGCCTGCTCGATCGACCACATCGCCTGGGGTACCCGCTGACGCCGGAGCACGGCCTGGACCCGTTCGACGTTGCAGGGGAGCACGAACTGGCGCGGACCGAACTGGGTGAGCATGGTGAACCCGAGCGCGGCCGGTTCCCCGTCCGCGTACTCCATCGCCACGCCGGAGGCGCCGGCCTTCGCCAGAATCGCCTGGATCTCGCCAGCCGTCCTGGCCGCATCGATCTTGGTCGTGTAGTTCAGGATCTTGCTCTGGCTTGCCACGATCAACCCCCCGTCATCACGTCGCGGGCCAGAGACAGCAGGGTGTCCAGCTCACTCTCACCGCCCTCGAACATGGACCAGTCCGCCTCGCCGTGCGACCGCGCGGCCACCGACCAGAGTCCGCGCTCGGGGTCCCACTCGACCTCCATCAGCTTCTCGGTCATGAGAGATCGACCCCCTGGCCGCGCAACCACTCCACGATCTTGGCCGCGCACTCCTCCTGCCCGATGATCACCGGGGTGTCCTCGTCGTCACCCCTCACGGGCGTCAGGTAGTCGTGCATCAGGTCCACGATCGTCTGTTCGGGGCCGATCATGGGGATGAAGTCCGCGCCGCGCGAGCTGGCCGTCATGCGACTCACGGCTCGGCTCGCTCGGTGAGGTGGTGGCGCACCCGGGTCACGGCGTCGGGGTCCGACACGTCCAGGACGAAGTTCGCCCGGAGCACGGTCGACGCCTGCCAGACCATCGTGGACACGTCCTCGCCGCCGACCTTGCCGCCGACCACGCGCCGCGCCGCGCCGGGTCGGTCGTTGATGCCGTGATGGGCAACGATCGTCCAGCCGGTGTGCGCCAGACGCTGTGGCTGGCCGGTGACCGCGAGCCCGGCTGCCTCGTGGCCGTAGACCACGGAGCACTGCCAGCTGTCCTCCTCCTGGGCGATTGTCGCCGCGTCGGCCTGGAGAAGGTCGGCTAGGGAGAACTGGGCCTCCTCCACGGTGTGGTACGCGTGTACTCGCGGCCACGCGGCCAGGGCTTCCTGCACGGTAGCGTCAGCTCCGATGATGACCACGGGGAGCATGTAAAACCTCCTGATTTTCGATGTGCGTTCCCCGATGTTACCCCCTAGACCCGGGGGATACCAGGAAAGGTGCCCAGGATGGCAGTCAAAGATCTCGACGCGCGGTTCGACACGGTGGCCGCGGAGCCCGGCACGCTGGCCCACGTCGCTCGTGAGGCCATCAGGGAGGCGGCCAAGACGATCGACACGGCGGCCGGCGGTTCCGAGTCCAGCGAGGTGACCACGGTCATCCAGCAACTAGAAGTGGCCGCCCATCAGGCGGGGCGCTACCTCCAGTACCCGGCGCGGCCAGAGGAGCCTGAGGTGGCCGACGACGGGAGCCCCCCCGACGACGCGTGAGCGCGAAGAAGCCCGGCACCTTCCCCAGCGTGCCGGGCTTCTTCATGACGAACAGCGACGACAACGGCGTCCGGCCTCAACGAACCCGCGAACCGGAGCCTACCGCAGGGTTGCCATGCTGTCCGCGCGATCTTCGGTAGTGAAGGCTTGCCGGTTGGCCTTGTGGATGATCCTCACGAACTGCCTGACCAGCTTCGGGTTCAGCGTCACATAGACGGCTGCCAGCTCCGGCGTCATCGTCAGCACCCGAGTTCGCCACTGCGCGATGCGTTCCTCGTCGTCCGCGCTGAGCACTTCACCCGAGCGGACCACCGACACCAAGAACGAGATCAGATTGCCGGCCTCGTTGAGCAGCCGAATCGACTCGCGATCCTGGCGCTCGTTGTGGGTGCTGACCTGGACGTACCGCATCGCGGGGTTGGGTTCCTCGTCGTGCTGGCGCCAGTTCACCTGGACGTACAGGTCCTCGGTGTCGGGGTCGCCGATCTTCTCTCGTGGCATCTCGCCGCCTCCTCCTCGGAGTATGAGGGCCGACTCCCGGACATCATGGAGTGTCCACGAACGGAGCCGGCTTGACGGTGAGGGTAGCGAACGCTGGCGCCCGGCCAGCGGCAAAGCGGTCGCGTCCGATGGGTGACGCTGGTCCGGGCGCCAGCAGGGTAACGTAAGCGGCCGACGTGGGGGCGCGCAAGCGGGTTGGCTCTGCGGTGCACCGGATATCCAGCTATGGCCCTCACGTCGAATAGACTCGACCTGGACCCTCGGGCACCCGTCCCCCGACACCGGATCGTGGCTTCCCGAGGGTCCGCAATCTCGCTCGCCAGCGCAGCACAAGAGCCCCTCCCGGTTGATCCCCGGGAGGGGCTCTTGTGGTTCAGCGGTAGGTGTGCAGGGCCGCGCATGATCGCAGGCTCCTCATGGTCAGCCCTTCGGGGGAACGTGCGGTGCCCAGCAACTGGCCAACTGGTCGGCCAGTTGCGCCTTGGCGGGCTCGAAGGTGCGGGCCGACCAAGCGTAGTCGTTGAGAGCGGCCACGATCACGCCCAGCTCCTCGCCGGAGATGGTCAGGTTCACGGTCGTGTCATTCGTCGTCATGCCCTGAGAGTACACCCCTGAAACAGGGGGGCACAAGTCACCCGCCGGGCAGGAGACCGCCGTCACTGGTCGGCGGCGGATCGGCCGGTGTGAAAGCGCAGACATACCGCGGCTGCTGAGGGTCGAACTCGTCGGCCCGCCGGCAGTCCTCGCGCGAGCCGTCCGGGTAAGCGGTCGTCCAGCCGAACGGCGGCTCGCCCGCCGCACCATCAGCACCCGGTCGACCTTCCCGCGGTTGGCACGCCGGGTCCTCCGGGTTGTCGAAACAGAAAGCGTTCTGACCAGATTGCCCGTCCGCACCCGGCTCGCCGTCCTCACCCGGTGCCGGAGGGTCGGCCGCGTACACCTGCCGGATCAGCGCCAGCAGCTCGCTGGGAGCCGGCGTCTTCCCGTCCGTGGGCGGGTTCTGGCGGTAGACACCCTGCACGAGGCCCAGCAGTGCCGACTCCGACAGCCTGGGGTCCAGCGCCAGAGCCTCGGAGACCATCGTCCGCACCCGGGCGTAGTCGACAGCCTCCGCCTCGGCAGGCGCCTGCACAGGGTTCGCCTTGGCCGCCTCCACCTCCGCGCACAGGAGTGTGAGCTGGACATCCCGCTGGGGCTTTTCGCACGCCACGTCGGCGGCCTCCACCACCTGGTCGCGTTGTGCCACCGCGGTGCCGGCGGTGTCCTCGGCATCCTGTAGGCCGAGGTAGAACACGACGGCGGCCGAGACCGCCATCAACCCGCCCAGCAGCGTCAGCAGGGCACCGAGCGGCGGTCGCCGCGCCGCCGGCTCCTCGACAACCGGCGGCGTCTCCTCGGCCACAGCGTGCTCGCTCATCGCCTGCTCACCTCGGCTCGCCTCTCCGCCAGTTCGTCCCCATCGTCCAGCCCCCAGTCCGGGTCCAGCTCGGCGGGCCTCTTCGGCACCCGCACCCCGGCCTTGGCCATCACCTGCTCCAACTTGGCCATGTGCGTGTAGGCCACCTGGAGCTGATGAGTGTGGCGCCGGTCTCGCCGCCGCATCTCCCGCACACCGGCGCGAGAGAACCGCGTCCGGTCCATTATCTGCCCCACCCCCAGCAGCAGGGCGGACAGGCCGGTGAGGATCGCCCCCGCCAGGGCCGGGTCCACAGGCCTCCTCCTCACCCCAGGGCCGCAACGAGCAACATCACGAACCCTCCAATTGCGACTAACGAGCCGATCACCGCCAGGATGCGCGCCATGGGCGTCCAGCGGTGATCGGACGCGTCGCGCTTCTGCTTGTCGGCCTGCCGACGCGCCTCCTCAGCCTTGGCCAGGGCATCGGCGGTGGCGACCACCGTGCGCTGAGCCGAGGCCATCTCGTCGCGCAGGCCCTGCACCGCCATCTCGATCGCGTTCATCTTCCCCACCAGCACGTCCAGCGCGGCGGCGGTGCGCTCCTGGGAACCGTTGATCCGCTCCAGGTGGGCGCCGTAGTCGACCAGCGTCCGATCAACCACGCCCTTCCGGTAGGAGGACTCGGGGGAATCGGCCACCCCTACCCCCTGACCTTGGTCACGACGCGGCTTTCCGGTCCCAGTCCGCGGTGGCCGCGCACGCCTCGGCCTTGCTTCCCGGGTTGACCTGCTGGGAGCCGGGGAAGTTCAGGTCCCCGGTGGCGCACATCTTCTTGGCCGCGTTCCGGGCGGTCGCGATGGCCCGACCCTCGGACATGCCCTTGGCCTCCAGGTGCTTCTTGATTCGCCGGATGTAGGGCGGGAGCCCACCAGCCTTGCTCACCCAGTTGGCCAGCTCGCCCCGGTCCTCCAGGTCCTCCAGCACGGCCACCGAGTGCGCGTAGCTGGCCTCCTCCAGCGGCTCCACGGCGTGCCACCGGCTCAGCTCGGCATGGAGCCCGGGATCAGCACTGGCCAGCTGAGCCATGACGGGCACAAGGTCGAGCTGCCACCCGGTCATGCCGGGTCGCACGCCGTCGTCCGCCAGCTCCCCGAGGAGGGCCTCCTGACGGAACTCCAGGGCCAACGCCCTGTGCTCCCCAGCCAGGTCCCGGTCCGCCTCGCGATCCAGATCCCTGACCTTGCCGAACAGCGCGGGTAGCGCTTCGGTCAGGCGCTCGATCACGGCGTCGGTGATGGTCATGGCCATCACGTGCGGGTTGTCGGGCGCGGGGGCGACCGTCCCGGCGGCCACCATGGCGGTGATCCGCCCGGACGCCACCAGGGCGCGAGGCACGGGGATGCCCGGGGTGTTGACGTTGCAGGCGGCCACCAGCTCCAGCTTGCCGTCCATCGGCCGCCAGTCACCGGAGATCGGGTGGGCGAGCGCCCGGGTCACCCGATCGTCGGGCGTGCCGGGGATGACCACGCCGTTCACCTGGATGCCGAACTGGTCATCGCACGCCTGCACCCAGGCCCACGCCCAGTCTGGGTTGTCATAGAACGATTTCGCGTCGCGGGCGTTCAGGGTGAGGTCGGCGTGGCCGGCGTCGTCGCCGCTCGGGCAGACCAGGCGGCCGACCGCGGCGGTGCGCTCCTCCCCGTTCTCGTCCGTCACGCGCAAGGCTCCAGTGTTGAACCCCTTGACGTAGCCCGAGGGGCTCGGCCGGGCCATCACCTGCTGACCGGTGAACGACAGGTGCGGGCGGGAAAAGTCGGCGGCGTGCCCGTACACGGCCAGCGTGCCGTCCGGCTGGGGCTCCAGCGTGAGCGGGGTGATGCCGCGGAGCTGGCGCCGCTGGAACAGGCTCAGGGGTGGACGGAACGGCTCCTCGGGCTCGACAGCCGCCGTGACGGGCTCCGGCTCGGCCTCGTCCTCGGCGATGGTCCAAGCCGGAGCCGGGTCGGCCGCCGCCACGAGCGCCTCCACCGCGGGCTCGCGCGCTACCACCTCGCCGTTGACCTCCACGTGGCCATCGGCGAACGCGGGCACCGGGACGAGGGTGGTGCCCGCGATGTTGCCGCCGCGCATCTCCAACACCGGCTTGCCGTCCTCGTCGGCCAGCTCCTCCACCACCTTGGTGTCTGCGAGGTCGGCCGAGTTGCCGGTGAGGTAGCCCTCCAGTGCGAGCTTGCCGGGCTTGCTCTCCGGGTCGCCTTCGCCCCAGGCCTCCCATACCGCGGTGCCTTCGGGGAAGGGTTCGCCGGTCTCCTTGGAGATGCGGGTGGGGCCTTCGTGGCGCTCCAGTCGGGTGATCTTGCCGAACACCTCGGCTCCGTCGTGCCCCTTCCCTGTCGCGGTCTGACCCATCACGGACAGGGGTAGGCCGCGGTGCCCGAGCGAGCCGTACGGGATGAACCGGCCGTCGCCGGTCTTCATGCCCTCGATCACCAGGCACGGCCAGTGGAGGTCGAGCTGCCCGGTCTCCTTGTTGACCTTCACCGTGGTGTCGCCGGTCCGCTGGGGACCCTTCTTCGGCTTGCCGGTCATATCGTCCTCTCCATCCAATCGCGCTGGACGGCCAGGATTCGGTCCCGCTCGTCCCGGTTCCTCTGTGCGTAGGTGCCCTTGCGGCCGGCGGCGTCGTCCATTTCGGCCAGCAGCCTGTCCGTCCCCATCCCCACCGACTCGGGCTCGATCTCCATCGCGATCGTGCCGATGGTCTCCGTGATAGCCCACGTGGGCACGTAGTCGCACAGACAACCCGGGTGGTCGCCAGGCGCGAAGTGCGTCCCCACCCACGCCGTGCTCGCGTCGGTGAGCAGGCCAGCGTCATCCCAGCCCAGGAACCGCCGGCCGTTCAGTCGCTTGTGTGGCTCGAACTGGCGCTCGCGCGGGGTGATGCCGTACTTCCAGGAGAACCCCACCCGGTCGGCGCGCTGCTCGATGGCCTCGACAATGTCCCGTCCGAGCGCCAGGCCGCTCAGCACCTCGTCGGGCCGGATCGTGGCGCCATCGCCGCCAACCCCACCCGGCGGCAGTCCGCCGATCTCCGCGAGTGCCGCTCGGATGTCCCCCGGGGAGACGATGGTGTCGGGCACCTCCCCGAGCTGCTCGTCACCGGTACGCCCGTACAGCCGATCGAGCGCCCGCGCGGTGAGCCGGCTCTCCAGGCCCTTCCACGCCGCGGGGATGCGCGCGGTCAGCGTGCGGGTGAGTGCGGCCAGCGCGGTGAGCGGCAGGTGCAGCATGTCCGACACCAGCCGGGCCGCCTGGGTGGCCGCCTGGGTGGTCCAGCGCACGAACTTGCCCCCGAGCGCGTCGAACGCCTTCGCCAGCAGCGAGTCCTCCCGGAGCCCCAGCTCCCCGAGGCGCTCCTCCCCGAGGCGGGGGCACACGTCCTCGGCCGCCATCCCCTTGACCTCGGCCGCCAGTTCGCGGTTGCGCTGTTGGAGGCTCGACCGGGCGCGAGACCCCGCCTTCTCCAGTGCGCGGAGTACGGCGTCGTCCGCGGCCACCATGAGCCGGTCGCGAAGGGCGCGGTCGATCTCGGCCAGCGACTCCCCTGTGATCAGGTCTACTGAATCAAGTACACCCTGCGGGCTCGCGGCACCCTGCATCCCGGTCGGGGTGGCCGGCGTGGGCCGGGTCGGCGCCGTGCCGGGCGAACCGTTGGTGCGTCCGGCCGAGTCGTTGGGTCCCGAGTTCGGGCCGCCGGCTTCGATCCTCGGGCGGTCCATCCGCACCGCGGTGGGTCGAGCCGGCGGGTGGCCGGGGATGGTCACGCCGACGCCATTCAGGTCCGGCCCGAACGCCTGGGTCAGCAGAGCCTGGACCACCTCGGGGGTGATCTGGCTGGCCGCCTTCCAGGTGACCATCCGCCGGTACTCCTCCTCCGACGGCTTGTCACCGTCGCTGAACCCGAGCGCCTTGCGGTAGGCGTCACCGCCGATCTCCCCGGCTTCGTGCGCGGCCTTGGCGTCCTCGGACCGGTTGGCGTTCTGGGTGACGTTGTCGGCCGAGTACCAGACCCTGACCAGGTCGGCTTCGTCCTCGGTGAGGCCCCATCCACCCTTGCCTCGGGACATCATCAGCGAGGGTCGGAGGTAGGCCTCGGTGATCGAGTCGACGATCAGTCGACAGTGCGGCTCCAGGTAGTTCTTCCAGTTCTCGGTGGTGACCGACCAGGCCGACCAGTGGTTCATGTCCTTCACGGACTGGTTGGCGTCCGGCGGCATGTCCATGCCCTCGCGGAGCCGGCGGAGTGCGGCCTCCAGCTTGTCGATCAACTGGGGCGAGTCCTCGCGCTCCAGCACGATGTGCTTCACCTTGTCGATGTGCTCGGCCGGGCCGCGAAGGACGACCGGCACGACGGCGCCCGCGTCGCCTTCGTTCGCGATCGGCGCCAGCAGGGTGATCTCCAGCTCGGTCTGGAAGTCCTCCACCCGGCCGTCGGGCTTCCGGACGATGCTCACCTCGTGCGGGATGATCAAGATTCCGTTCGCGGCCACCCGGGACCTGCTGGCCGCGCGCAACTCGCGGCCGATCAGCACGATGTCCTCGCAGGTGTCGAGCATCCGCCGAAGCGGGGAGTCGCTCAGCCGCTTCCACCGCGGGTGCGGCTTCCACAGCCGGAGCAGCGCCTCTCTATTGGTGTCGATCGGCTCGGGGGCGACGCCTGGCATGTCGACGATCCCAAGCTTGTTGCCGACCGGCACCACCTCGTCGGAGCTGAGCACCTGCCAGCGCTCCTTGCCCTTGGACGTACGACCGTGGAGCCATGCCTCTCCGGAGACCCGGAGGCAGGTGGACAGGATGCCGGTGAACGAGTAGCCGTTGCGGAACGGGAGCCGGTCGAGTGCCTCACGGGCGGCGGTCGCTACGTGCTCGGGCACCTCGTACTCGTCGTCGGTCTGCACCACCGGTTCGCCCTCGTCCGAGGCTTGGGCGATGGTGTAGTCGACCTTGGAGATGATGTTGGCCTCGTAGTCGATGCCCGACCCGAGTTCGCCGATCAGTTCGCGGTAGTTCCAGGCGAGCTTCTGCCACGACGCTCGCTGGCGATTAATCCGCTGGGTGAGGTTGCGATCGGCGAAATCGACTCGCTCGCCGGAGGCGGTCAGGCTGGCTGGATCTTGCCGGGTCCTGACCGCCTTCTTCGGCGGTGTCCGGGTGGCCATGATTACGGTGTTACCTCCCGGAGTGGACAGCTACTTGATCTTCATCGGTCCCGGCCACGTCCGAGGATCAGCCGGCGGCGGCTTCCGCACCTCGTCCTCGGGCTCTGGTGGCTCCAGGGCTGCGAGTCCGGCGGTGATCAGGCCCGCTACGGCCGAGGATGCCAGGACGCGCGCCAGGACGCCCCACAACCGCGGTGCGATCCGCCGGAGCAGCACCGAGCCGCCGGCTACCCACACGCTCAGGCACCAGGGGCAGTCCAGCAGCGCGGACCACGGCGACGCGCCGTACTTGTCCATGAGCTTCTCGCGGATCTCGGGCAGCGGTGGGAGGTCATCCTGCTGGAGGAGCTTGGTCGCCCGGTAGACGGCCAGAGCCTCCAGCACCAGGTCCGCCGCCGGGTTTCTGTCCGTCACGGCTCACACCTCCAGACGCGGTGCAGCGGCAGCAGCACCAGCACGTCGCCCTGGGTGCGGTCCATGTCGGGCCGCTCGATCTTGACGAGCACCTGACCGTCCGTGATGGCCTCGACCACGCCCTGTACCGAGACGATCTCGCCCGGTCGGATGCCGCTCACGTGTGATCCCCCCTGTCGACGCACCCGCACGTCGGCGTGTGGCAGTCGTGGAGCCCGGCCGAGTCCAGCGGGCACTGGCGGTCGATGTCCTCGATCAACCGCGTCAGGCACATGATCGCGGCCTCGCGCTGAGCCACGTCCACGACGTGCGGCAGCTGGCGGTACTCGCCCAGGGCCGTCTGGGCGACACAGAGGTGCTCGCGCAGGCTCTTGAGCGTGTACGGGATGCTGACTTCGCTCGGGCGCGGCGGCGTGAACTGGAGGGCTCGATTGACCTGGGTGCCCATGCTCCCCGCGGTCACGCACTCCGAGCAGACGAGGTAGCCCTCCTCGGCCGGGCCTTGACCGCAGAGCGGGCACTTCCCGGCCTTGAGCCGGGAGGCCACGTCCGGCCCGTAGGTGAAGATCATCGCGGCCCGCTTGCGCACAGCGTCCAGCGCGTACACGTGCACCCGCTCGGTTCGGCGCTCGAACTTCTCCAGCTCCCCCACCATCCAGAGGTAGGCGTCCCGAGCGCTCATCGCTGGCCCTCCAGCCGGCCCCAAACCCCGTTGAGCTGGTCGACCATCGTGGAGAGGTCGGTGGCGCACCGGGCGGTGATCGCGTTGTGCTCGTCGCGGTTCTCCAGGGCCACCAGCGCCCGGATGGCGTCCCCAAGTTTGTTGCCGGCCTCACGCACGCCATCGCTGGCGTCTTCGATCAGGCCTGCGCGGTCGGGGGTCTTGGTCATGGAGCGCTCCCTCTGTTCGTCACGATCAACATCCCACTGCTGGGCGTAGTCGATGCCCAGCAGGCAGATCCCCGCGGCGGCCACCGTCGCGACGAGGAGCACGAACGCGGCTACGAAATCCACCTGGGCCACCGCGTACGCGGCGAGCAGCGCGGCTCCCGTCATCACCGCGCTCGCCAGGCCGATCCACAGCCGGATGCCGAACGGCGGCCGGCGCACCGCGTCCACCCCGGTCCACGCGGCACGTTCGTCGCGCCAGTACGCGCGCTCGCGGGCACGCCAGGCTCGACGCTCCGCGCGGGTGAGCCGCGGGTCCGGGTGGTGGTCGACCCACTCCGGACGGCCCGGCCAGTCGGTAGCCATCACGCCCCCGACGGCCGCGGGTGCTGCACAGCCCACACGAGGATCGGCCAGGCATCGTACGTGGTCCCGATCCGGACCCGGGTCGCCCCGTCCGGGAACGTGATCACGTACGACTCCTGCGTCGTCTCCAGCAGGAACCGATTTCCTGCGCTCTTGCCGCCGGGACAGTCGAAACACGAGTCGATCGAGTGCCGGCCGTGCTCGCACCGGTCCAGGTCGCTTTCGCTCCACCGGAGGGGTCGCTCAGCCACCGTGCGCCCCCTGGTCGAACAGGGTCAGCATGGCGTCGGGCGAGTAGCTGGCCCAGTCGGTCTCGCCGTACGCCTTGCTCTGCTCCACCACCACGTAGCGGAACGCGATCTCACCCTCCAACTTGGGTGCACACCAGGACTCCACGCGCACCACGCTGGAGGCGCCGTCAGGGTCAGGCTTCCGGGTGGTCTCCATGTCTTGGATCACGTCGCCGATCTGGAGGTCTCCCGCACGTACTCGCCTCACCGGGTCGCCTCCAGTCGGTCGCGAAGCTGCTGGGCCTGACCCCGGTCGTAGTGGTTCAGCGCGGCGATGGCGTCCTCGGCCACCTCGATGGTCGAGCGCTTGGGCGTGTGGTTGAACGCGGTCCGGGTCGCGTCCCGCACCGTGAGCGCCGCGGTTCCATCCAGGTGTGTAAATCCGTCCCGGTGCGTGAAGACGGTAGGTACGCCGAGGGCGGACTCACGGCCCGCCAGCGGCTCGCCGTCCATCGGACACGCGGGCGCCTGGGTCTTGCCTGCGATCTCGCCAACACGGGCCGCACGGCGGATCTCCTCATACTGCCGGTCGGCGGCGTGACCGATGGCGGGCTCGTGCTCGCGACGCACCTGCCACTTCCACACGCCGTAGACCCCCACGACCAGGCACGCCACCTGTCCGCCGAACCGCCAGTCGCCGGACAGGATCGCGAACGCCACGAACAGCAACTGGGTGGCTGCGACGATCCACCAGCCGAACGGCCGGCGGTTGACCGCGAGCCACATCGACAGCGGGTTGCCCACGTAGCTCACGAGCAGGGCCAGCACCGTGATCACTGTGGACATCAGATCACCATCTTGTCGGCCAGGTCGCCCGCGTCGTTGCGGATGCGGGCACACTCCGTCTGGAGTGCGTCCACATCGGACAGGAACTTGTCGATCTCGGCGCTCGACTCGCCAGCCGAGGTGTACATCCCGGACAGACTGAACAGGGCCTGTCGAGCCCGGATGATCGGCCCCAGCGCGTCGTTCAGCGCGTCGTCGACTTCTTGCCAGATAGAACCGCTCGTGTTAGCCACGTCGCGGCCTCCTCTCCCAGTCATTGATCACGAACACCGGCTCCCGGATGTCCAGTTCGCACTCCCAGCACCGGATCGCGTACACCTTGCGCCAGCACAGTTGCCATGGCCGGCGGTAGGTGATGATGAACGAGTGCATCCCCGGCTTCTTGCTCACTGCCCCGAATGGACACTCGTTGGGCGCGCTCACCGCACGCGCCGTCTCCGCCGTCGGCAGATCCATGCCAGCCGCTCGAACACCGTCTCGTTGGCGCCCACTGCGGTGGTGAGCACCTCCAGCAACTCGGCCGCGTAGAGGGCGCTCACCGCGGCGTGCCACTGGCAGCCCCGGCTCTGCTCGGTGGCGAGCGTGCCACAGCGGCACCGGCGGTCCACCATGCGCGTTTCGGGGTTCCTTCCGCTGATGGCGCTCACGGGGTCATCTCCACCTCTCGCGCCTCGGCCACCGACGCCAGAGCTTCACGCCGTTGCTTCGGCGTCCAGATCAACCAGCCGGCGGACATCAACATGAGCGCGTCCTCGATCACCAGTAGGTCACCGGTGACCGGCATGACCACCGCACCCGGGAACCGCTCGCCCTCGGGCGGTTCGGCGAGCATCGCCAAGAGCTTGTCCTCGCGCTCGGCGAGCATGTGCTCCGCGGTCATGCACCGCACGGGGCCATGGGTCTCCAGGAGCCACGCCTCGTGGAACCGCGCGGCGGGCTCGGTGTCGGCGGCGGCCATCGCGGCGTCGCACGAGGTCTGCCATCCGGGTGGGCGCCAGGATCTCGGCCCGGCGCGCTCCCAGCGCACCCCCTCGGTCGTCTCCACCTCGGTCGCCTCGGATGGGATCGCGCTGGCGTGGAAGCCCCAGCACGGCTCCTTGTTCGTCACGGGTGGTTCTCCTCTCGGGCGGGGAATGAACGACTCCCCTCCTGGTCGGGCGCGACAACGTGCGGTGGGGTCGTCGGCGCGAACCCGAGGTGCGGCGGCCGGCGCAGGCGCATGACCTCCGCGCGGACCGACTGGACCCACTCACTCAACTTGGCCGTGACCGGCGCTCGGTCGAGTGGCGCCAGTTCGATGAGGGTGGCCGGCGCGGGAATGCCGACGATCTCCGCCACCTGGGTCACCGCCACGCGAAGAAGTGACGCGTCCCGCTCGGCCGCGCCGCCGCGGTTGCTCTGCTCGATCAGGGCGTTGCGCTGGTGCTCGATGGTGCGTAGGTAGTCGGCCGTCGTGTGACCGTCGTGGTGCTCCCGCAAGGCGTGCTCGATCCGCGCGGCGTAGTCCTGCTGGGCCCGAGCGGCCATTACACCAACGCCGAACACGTCGGCAAGGGTCGCAGGCGCCATCGCCTCGGCCGGCGGCTCCAATACATCCTCAGTCCAGGCGCAATCCAGGACCGGACACCAGAGCTTCACGGCTTCACCCCGATCTCTTCCGGAGTCCAGCCGCTGATCCGGTTCAGCCCGGAAATGATCGAGTCCGGCTCGACCATCCCGGTAGTGGGCGTCGTCGGGCCATGTAGGAGGCGCTCACGCTCGTCGGTGAACTCGGGCTCCGGCTCGACGGGCTCAGGGGGCTCGACGGGTACCCCGGAGGACTCGACCCAGGCCCGCGCCACAGCGGCCATCTCGCCCGCTCCACTCCACGCGGCCCTGGCGGCACCCGCCATCTCGGCCGCACTTCTCGCGTGGTGCTGGGCCTGCTGGAGCGCCAGCGTCGCGTTGACCTTGTGCACCTCGGCCGCGGTACGGTCCCGGTGCGCGAGCATCGCGGCATACGTGGCGATGCTCGCGCACGCGATGGCCACCACGACGGCCACGAAAGTTACTCCGTCCACGAGGTCGTCACCTCCCCCGGCCACGCTCCGACGTTGGACGCCCACTCGGGGCTCCACGTGCGAAGTCGCGAGCCACAGCTCATGCACTGGCCGGTCGGGGTGATGACCACCAGGCCGGCTTCGGTGTGGATGTCGACACCGACGTGAGGGCGGGACTTGCGCGGCTCGACCGTGGCCGCGAAGTCAACCGGGGAAGACCACTCGGGGTCGCCGGGCCGGTCGAACACCACCAGGTCGGTGTTGGTGATGTAGACGGCGACACGGTGGAGCTGGCGCTTGTCGGGCAACACGACGGAAGCGGGCCGCCACATCTTGAGTACGCGAATCATGCTGGGAACCTACTCTCCATCCCCGCTGATTGGGGGGCTACACGCGAGGAGGCCCGACGACCATGCACGGGGTGCTGGTCGGGGGCCTCCTGCGGTTCCCGATCTGTCGGTCCGGCTCCGCTGCGAGGGCTTGAACCATGCGCGAGGCGCTGGGATCAAATCGTCGGCTGGAAGCGGGTCCGTGAGTCGAGAACACAGGAACCGTATCACAGGTGTACCCCCCGAGGGGAAGGGGTCACCGCGTAATGGAAGACGAAAGTCGGGATTTCCCGGTCCCCCGCGAGCCGGAGCGCACCGCGGGTGCCGGGGGAGGACACGTCGTGCCGGAGGAACCCGAGCACACACGCCGGCATGTGCTCCACCATCAGCTCGTTGCGGAGCTGGCCGGCGCGCTTGCCGTGGAGTTGCCAGTCCTCCCGGCGCACGGGGAACGGGCGGATCAGGGACCCCTGGGTGCGCCAGAACGCGTCGCACAGCGCGTCGGCCCCGACGGCCTGACCATTGAGCATCTCCGCGGCCGGCGGCATGTGC